GTTCTGGCCGGGCAGATTCCTGGGGCCGAGCGCGTTGACGAGCGGCCGGTTCGAGTCGATGAAGTTCACGACCGGCCCGAGGATCGGCGTCGGGATCAGACCGGGGTTGTCCGAGGTTTTCTGGTGGGCGGCGGCGCGGTTGTAGATCTCGAGGCGGCCGCGGGCGTCGTTGTCGCCCAAACCTGCCCGCCACGAGTCCATCGCGTACTCGCCGGCTGACCGGTACTCGATCTCCTTCGCCGCCGGCGGCTGTTCGCGCATGAACGGGGCGAGCTCGGCGATCTTCGCCCGCGACTCGGAGCCCATCCGGCGCAGGTCGATCAGCTGGTCCAACTGGGGCTGCAGCTCGCCGACCCGTTTGCGGGCACGGGTCGCCATCTCCATCTCCTGGTCGTTGAGGTCACGACCCTCTTTTTCGGCGTCCTCGACGACACCGTCGATGAACGTCTGTTTCTCCTCGATCTCGGCGACGAGCCGGGACAGCATCTGGTCGGTGGTGCGCAAGGTGGATACTTCCTTTCGCAAAACGAGGGTTGTCGTTTCGCTCGCGAGCCCACCGCACCCCACGGGACTTTCCGGCAGCCGCCACGCGGCCCATCAACGGAAAGCGTTGTTCTAGGTGGTCTATTCGATTAAAGCGTATCGGTCGGCTAGACGCCAGCCGTAAACGACTTGCAGGTTCGGCCGTGCCGCCGCCGGCGCGACGACGGCACGGTCCTTGTCGCGGACGGCGATGACGTTGGTGCCCTGATAGGCCGGGTCGGGGACCAGCGCGATGTGGTCGAGCCACAGCCGGGTGAGGCGGCGAAAGTTTCGTTGCAGCCAGGTCTCGCCGCCGTCGGGGACACCGAACCCCGCCGACGCGTCCAGCAGCCCATCGGCCGCGAGCGCCAATGTTTCGTCGCCCTGATCTGTTCGGGCGATCTGCAGCTCAGCCACCAAACCCTCCGACCTCGAGGGGTGGAAGCGGATCGCTTTCCCGACGACTTTGTCGAGGTCGTGGCCGCGGTTGACGACGATCCGGCGGCGGGTCGCGTCGATCCCTTCGAACGCGCCACGCGCCACTATTTCGCGGATCGTGCGGCCGCGGTGGACGACGGTCGCTTCGGTCTCGTACGGCATCACGACCAGCTCGATCTGGCGTTTCGGGAACGACACCTCGAGCTGCTGCGGCGCGACCTTCCGGATCTCGATCTCGAGCTGGGTCACTTCAGGACTCCTTGTGCGACGTCGGCGGGTGTCGAGTTGTCCAATCTTTCGGCGGCGCGGATCTCGTCGACGGTGATCGCCCGCTGCCCCGTCACCGGGTCCTGCAACGCGAACAGGATCTGGTACGCCTGCGCACGCGCCAAGGGTGGCGGCTGCACGAACTCGTCGCGGTTCAGCTCAACCCTGGTGCCGCGCGGCAGACACCAGCCACTGAGGGCGGACATCAACGTTTGGGCGGTTGCTTTCAGGCTGTCGCGCCACCAGAAGTCGAAGAAGTCACCCATGTTCTTGTACGTCATCGACTCCCCCGAGCCGGGCAATCCGACGATTTCGGGTGGCACACCGAGCAGCTCGGCGATCCTCGAGTCCTGGTATTTCTCGAGGTCGACCAACCCGATGTCGGTCGGCGAAATCTGCGACGGCTTCCACTGCAAGCCCTTGTCCAACACGGCGGGTTCGCCGATCGTCGACATCCTGCGCGACACCCATGCCTGCTGGATCGCCAGCGCCTGGTCGGGCGAGATTTCCTCCTGCGACTCCAAAACGCCGACGGGGACACCTCCGGACGCGACGAGTTTGGCGCCGTACTGCATCAGCGCCTCCGCGGCGACCATCCGGTACGCACCCGCCTCCAACGGGCCGTGGCCGTGGAGGTCGACGACGTCGCCCTGGTAGCGGACGTGGAGGATGTCGTCGGTGACGTCGTCGACGCCGATCTCATACCGTCGCAGCCCGTCACGGCCACGCTCGACGTTCACGTACAACGGCGGCACCACATGGAAACGCGACGGCAACGTGGTCGCATAACGCGCCGTTGCCAGTACGAACGCCTCGCCGAGCATGTAGTCCCACACCAGGCTTTTGCAGAATTCTTCCCAGCTCACGTACAGGTTCGGGTCGGGGTTGTTCATCCAATCCGAATTCAAAGATGGGGCGGCGTCGACGAGGTAGGGCGGCATCGTCGACAGCGCCCTGGAGGTTTTGTCGATGCACATCCAGGCGGTGTCGGTCAGCCGCTGCAGCTGGCTGGACCAGTTGGGGGTGTTCCAGTCGGCCGGCCACCCCGACCAGCCCGACGCGACGATCCGCGGCGGCGGCCCCGCGGGCAGATCGGTGCCGTCGATGGTGACGCCGTGCGGATCGCCCGGCACAACAAGCTGGTCGGGCCCGACAGTGGAGGGTGGCACGGCGGCGGGGTCGTTCGGGTTCGGGACGACGCCTTCGTCGGACGCGGCACGGGGTCTGAGGCCGCGCAGGTTCATCAGTAGACCGTCGGCACCCGTGACGGCTGCGCGGCCGCGTGCAGCGCCCACACCATCGCCTTCACGAGATGGGTCGGTCCGGACGGCTCCAGTGCGAGCCCTGCCGCTCGTTCACGAACCATCGCTAACGCCATCGCCTCGTCGAGGTCGGGGGTGTCGTCATGAACAACCATACCCCCAGCAGCCAAATCCCGTAAGAGCGCGAGCCCGGCACGGGTCTCGGTGCCGCCAACAGGACGTGGTGGCGGCCACAAACCCGCCGGCAGAGAGCCGAGCATGGATCCGCCGACCCCGATCTGCCGCACCCAGCGGGTCACAATGAGGGTTTTCAGGTCGTTGACGGCGGTGTCCCAGTTCGGGCACAGCCACCCGTCGACCTCGACGCGGCCGTCGTCGAGCTTCGCCGCGGCCGCAACGGCGGACCCCTGCCCGAAGTCGTCTTCGACCATCACGAACAACGGCTCATCGTGCGCCTCCAACGGCTCCTGCAGCCCTTTCCACAACCCCGGCGGCAGCAACGGCTCGCCGCCGGCGCCGTCCTCCATCGACCTAGGCCACTCGTTCCGCCACTGCGTCCTAAACGACACCTCCGGGTCCGGTTCGGTCAGGTCCCGAACCTCGCCGGCCTGGATCGCCGCGAGCTGCTGCCCGACCAGCCGTTCCCGTTGCGGCGTCCAGTGCGGCGACGCCTGCCGCCACGACTCCACATCACCCAGCGGCAACGCGGGATCAGACGACCACTCGAGCAGCAGATCCCCGGCGCCCGTCTCGAGCTCGGCGAGCGCCGCCTTGCGGCGCTGCAGCATCAACGCCTCAGACCGGCGGTGCGCCGTCGAGATCAGCAACAACTGCGGCTGCTCCCGCTCCACCATCGTCGGCACCAGGCTTTCATCGACGGTGGCGGCGGTCACTTTCCACGCCTCGTCGACAGCGGCCATCGACACCGTGTGACCGTATGCAGCCTCCTTCTGCCTCAGCATCCACCGGGAACGATCGGGCAGATACTCCAACGCCTCCTGCCCGTTCGTCCGCCGCACTTTGTACTGCTGCCCCTGCTCATTCGCCCACCACACAGCCGGCCTTTGCACCTCACGAACAACCGCCAAATCCTTCCCCGTATGCACGATGTCCTGCGGCTCACCGAACCGGTCCGCCTGATGCATCCGCCACAGACACAACTCGCGGAGCAGCCACGACTTCCCGACCTGACGGGCGACCGTCAACACCGCCGCATCCCACACCAAACACCCATCCGCGTCCGTCTCGAGCAACCTCGTCGCCACAAGACGCTGCCACCACCTAAGCGGCCGTCCCTCCCGCGCATCAGCCCAGTCGCAAAACTCGTCGCCCAACGAACCCGCCGCCCTTGGGTGCGGCACCGTCATGAACCTAGGCCACACTGCCTCCGCCGGCACATCCAGCAGCCGCTCGAGCCATGGCACATCCCAACGACGATCCGAGAACGCCAAACCGTCGCGCTCAGGCGGCAACTCAACGACGTTGCCCCGCAGCGTCTTCGCCGCACCCCGGTTACACACCTCATGTTCCGGCCCCGTATAGCCGCGACGGTCGTCGGTGTGGCCCAGATCCCACCTCTGACCAGGCACGATCCAGTCGCCACACCTAGCGCACCTGACACGCCCCGCTAGAACGAGCCTGTTGTACTCGGCCCGCATCCGCTGATGCGCCGCCCCATATCCACGAGCGCTAGTGGATGCCCGAACCTTCGCCGGCATCACTTACAAGGGGGGTATTTTCTGAC